ACAATGCTTTCTGCAAGCCCAAATTGGCGCAACATATTGGCGGCTTTACCAACTAAATGCTCAGATGTATAGGGTTTTTGTCTAGACTTATCTAATTCATCAGCTAGTTCATTTGCAGTCATACATTTCCTCGTAAGTTAACCAAGGTTTAGACACTAATTTGTAGCCAAAGATATACCATAATGGCCCACTAGACACTTCTACAATGCGTCTTTTGCTTTCAATGGCGACTAGCTTTTCAAGAGTGTGCGTAATGTGATTTTTATACTTAAACATTTCTTTAAAAGCAGATTTAGGTCTATATCTCATATTGTTAGCCCATTTTCATTAACAGTAACTTGCATAGGGTCAGATTCATGCACAGCTAACAGATTAGCGCCTAATGGGTATAGTTTGTAACCATGTTCTGTTAAGGCTGCATCTAAACTTGTACACTTTGCTACTTCAATAAACAGCACAGGATGGCACTCATCTATGACTTTCCATGCGCCAGCTAATACTTCTTCTTCCATGCGTTCTACATCAATCTTAATCAAGTCGCATCTTTGCAAGCCTATAGAGTCTATTGTTACTAGACCAATTTGTTTTTTGCTAGTAACTTCTTGACCAATATCTTCTTTTTCTGGATGGTCTTTTAACTCTAAAGAACCATAAGAAGAAGGCTTAAAATAATTGGGTTCTGGAATCGTTAAGCTGCCATTTTCTGCGCCAACTGCTAAATTTTTAGCCGTGACATTAAAACAGTTGTTTATAGCGATATTTCCGCACAAAGCATAGTAAATCTTTTCTTGGGCTTCTAGGCTAATAATATGACCCCAAGTTGTCATTAATCTACCCCAAGATACTGTATGTACACCAATATTTGCACCGCAATCTATTGCTATTACGCCATCACCAAAGTTTTCACGCCTTTTTTGCAAAATAATCTTTAAAAAATCTACTTCATTTGCATCGTAACTACCTGTATTTAATAAAGAAAATCCTACTCCAAAGCCTTTACCATCTTCTACCATCTTATAGTCGTTTTTATTAAGAATAAGAGTACCTTGGTTAGTTGATGTAACTACAAATGCAATAGGGTTCATTCTGCTTCCTTAGATTTAAGATAATTTTTTAACGCTTTATCATCTTCTTTAAAGATTTTGTTAAATAAGTTATGGGTTGGCATCCTGACTGTATGGTCGTGAAATCTGCCATGCAAAACATAATAAGAAAATGCCCTACAAGCTAATTCATACTCTTGACAGTCTGTTTTTTGACTGCAATGGTCACAAGGGGCTTCACCCTCAAATACACTACTAATATATGTTTGCATAAATCCCCAATTAAAAGTAGCAGGTCATGTCTTTTTAGTTTGAAATCCCAAAGGGCCATAAAGCTGAATAGTGTCAAGACCTGCTATGTAAGTAATTTATTAAAGTTTCATGCACTTTGACATAAGGATATACCCTATGTTTGTTGTAAAAAAGAGACAAAAAGGCGACCTACTTGCTTCTTTACGCTTTCGGTCATTGGAAGGTGAGGCTGACTCTCGTGTGAAGGAGTAATGGAAGGGGAAACCAAGCCAGCCTCGTAATTAGTTTAACTTATTTTTCAATTTATAAATATTTACCAAATTTAGAAACATCTGGTAGCCATCTCTAAGGTCTTGCTCGCTATGTTCATAAATAGCGACTACATTTGTTTCACCATTGATATAGACATTAGCGCATCGTGCAGATGGGGCTAAAACCTCTCTATACGCTGCAAGCTGTAGTGTATGCTCTAGGTAGGGTGTTAAATCACCAGGGAATTTCTCCGTGGTTTTGAAGTCAATAACGACCCCAGAGAAGTCATGGTGTGGCTTGCAATACAAATCGCATTTACCACCATATCCTTCTGCTGCGTTAACTAAACTCTGTTCAGGAATCCATAACTGCGCCCCAAAATGGGCCGTTATAGCCTCATCTACAGTTTTGACATACGCTGGCATATCTGGCACATATTCTTGCGAATAGTGGGCTTCTATCCAATCGTGGATAATTGTGCCTCTATCAGCAGCTTCACGACTTTTGCGCTTGGCTAACTCTAATATTCTAGAAATCCAAGATTTTTCATCTTCCCCATCTAATCGTGGGTTTTCTGTAGCAGCATACAAGACTTGGGTTTGTTTCCAAGTGTCAAGTCCAGCTTTAGATAATTGGCTGTTAATTGTAGAAACGGAAGGTACGAGAGTGCCTGGTGCTGCTTTTGCATCTCGCAAAGTTGTATTGCGTTCTTTTCCATTTTTACCTGTAGTTGTATAGCGTGGTGAGCCTGTAACGGCACAGTACCAATGTTCTGACATTTATTTCCCCTTTAAATGCTTATTTAAGTAATTCTAAAATTGCTTCTCTATCTATTTCAGTAATGCACATATCAGCGCATACCTGAATCACATCTTTGAGTATTAACTCTAAATCTATGGGTTCAAAAGAAATTAACCTTCTTTCTTCATCTACCCCATAGGCTTCCATTGTAATAATGGCCTTTTCGCCAATAACATCTTTGATGTGACTCAGCATGGCTATCTCCTAGAAAGGAACATCATCTTCAATGGTATGGCGCTGAATTTCATCGCTACCAGCAGACTTAAATCCTACTGGTGCTTTTTCTTTGCCAATCGCAATGCTAAAAAACTTGCCTTTTTTACCTTCTTTAATCCAACTCGAAAGGTAATGTTCTTTACCATTAACCATAATCGAACCCGTGTAATCAGGGTGATTTTCCGTTGTTTTGCGGTCATTTTTGAATAAACTCCCCGAGCCTTCTTTTGGAATATAAGACATTAGATTTCCTTTGCTTTAACTACTGCTGGTTTAAATTCTGTTTTGTTTGATGCTGTATTGCCGTCATCGTCAGCTTGGACAATTCCTAAGAAAGCCGTCAAAGCGCCTCTACGCATATAGGTAATAGCTGCTAAACAGCCGTGAGCATCTTGTTTTGCAACTGGTATAGACATTTCTTGCTCAATCCATTCTCCAGACGCATGGCAAAGGCGTGTTACTAGCCACATACGGCCCTCGAAATAGTTTCCAGGCATTTGTATAACAGATAGCCCATTGGCAGATAAAAGAGAACGGCAAGAATCCCAAACACTCTCCAAATCAGCGTATTTAGACTTGAAGAACGGATTTGCAGAATCTTTGGTCGCATAAGTAAGTTGTCCTTGAACAATGGATAGTGCTTTTGCTAAGTTAGCAATGCTTTCAGATTGACTCATTTTGCACCTCTAATTGTTGGAAAAGACTCAAGAGGATTTCCAAAAATACCACCAAAATCTTCAAATACAGACTGAAGCAATACATTGCGTTTGTTGTTAGGTTTGCCACAAGCTGCACGAATGACATCAATATCGTCTTGTGCTAACTCTGTGCCAAATTCCATGTTTTGAAGCGCTATTTCTAAGCGTTCTTCCATTTCTAGCATTACTTGGTTTAATTCAGACATTTAAGTTCCCCTTAAATACATAGCGAAATTGCTATAAGTAATACTTTAAACCATAATTTAAAGAATTGCAACAAGTGTTGTAAAAATAATACTTTGGGGTTAAACTTGCGTAATGAACCTTAATCTTACTCACCAGCAAATGATAAGTCTTTTGGGCGGTGTTAAAGCCGTTAGCAAAAGAACAGGCGTGTCAGTTCAAGCAGTTAATAAATGGAAGCTACAAAACGCTATTCCAGTTGATAAGCTAATGATGCTTGCAGCCCTTATCGAAAAAGAATCGCATGGCTTAGTAACTCGCCAAGATATGTTTCCTAAATCATGGTTATGGGTCTGGCCTGAAATTGTGCCAAAAAACAACAGTTTTATTGAAAGAGAATAATGTAGAATTACTTTCCTTTCTTGAGGCTCTAACGACATACCAGGGGAAAGGAATCACAGCGCTACTGGGGGTAATGGTTGAAACAGCGCAATATAGGTGGCGAAGATAGTGCCTATACCATGCAAGACTGTCGGGTGATGCGATTCCTCAATGGAAGCATTTGAAGGCAAACCTAGGTAGGCTAGGTGTGCTTAAACCTCTTGGAATTACTATTAAAGACCTTACTAACACCTATAGGTACTAATAACATAACCTAACTAATACCTATAAGTACCATAAATACAACATTAGGGAAAATACTTAGTGACAATACCAAAAAACAGTACGAAACTGTTATTACTCAATAACGAGTAACAAAGGGGAATTAAATGAAAACATATAAGTGGACTGTAGAATTTGAAATTGCTGAAACATGGGTAGAGGATGGTTTTAATATTGACCAAGACCGTGCTACTGACATAATTGCTAATGCACTTCCTTACGCTAATGGTGAAGAATTTAAAGCAACAGTTTTAAAAGCTCCAACCGAAAAAACAATTCGTAAAGCACAAGGTTACACAAATTAATTAACAGCCCCTACAGGGGCAATTTTTAAAGGGGTTTAAAAATGAAAGACTTATTAGGCGCTTGTTTATTAGGTGCAATATTAGGTGGTATGTTTGCATACGGAATACCAGCTAAAGCACAAACTTATCAGATGACAAACCCACAAGGTTACAGTCAAGGTACAGTACAGATTCAAGGAAACACAGCCCAATTTGTAAACCCTATGGGTTACACCACTCAGACTGCTACTATTTACCCTAATCAGATTGTATTTACAAGCCCAAGTGGTTATACAACTGGCGTAGTAGGTACACCGCAATACACAACACCAGCTAGTCCATCTACACCTACAAGCCCACGCACCCTACAATAGGAGAGGAGAATGTTTGATGAATTTTGGTCTATTTATCCACGCAAAGTTAATAAAGCAGTTGCACGAAAGTGCTGGCAACGACTTACAGAAGCACAACAGCTTATGGCTGCAAAAGCTATTAGCGTACATTGCGACTACTGGAAAGCAAAAGAAACTGAGTTAGAATTTATACCCCATGCAAGCACTTGGCTTAATGGTGAGCGCTATGAGGATGAATTGGTAATAGAACCTAAGAAAGAAAAAGTTGACAAAAAGTGGATGTTTTCTAACGAAGGTATTGAGGCCAAAGCAAGAGAGCTTGGGGTATTGGGTACAGGCTACGACTCTTATGACAGCCTTAAACGAAAATGTATGAGAAAACTAAACATCGCTGTGGCGTAAGACAGTTATGCAAATGGCGTAAAGAATGGGGTTTAAACAAGTTTAGACTTTATCTTACTAAACATAAACTTGACGATAAGCTACTTCAAGATTTTTATACGCAATATGAAAAAGGCAACAGGGGAGAAATAAACAAATGGCTTTAGATAAAATATTAATTGCAATGACAGGATTTTCTTATTGCATAGTCGCAGTTATTCAGCTTAAAAAAGGGTCTATACCTAACGCAATGATTTGGGCTGGTTATAGCTTTAGTCAAATTGGACTTTGGATGGCGCTAAAGTGAATGGAAAACTTAAATGAGTTGGCTCTTTTCGCAGGCGCTGGTGGAGGAATACTCGGTGGACATCTTCTTGGATGGAGAACAGTTTGTGCCGTTGAATGGGAACAATACCCAGCAAGCGTATTGTGCGCCAGACAAAATGACGGGCTTCTCCCGACTTTCCCGATTTGGGATGATGTACAAACCTTTGACGGAAAACCTTGGCGAGGAATTGTTGATGTCGTATCTGGCGGGTTTCCATGCCAGGACATTAGCGCAGCAGGAACGGGGGGGGGAATTACTGGAAGCCGAAGTTCAATGTGGGGAGAGATGGCAAGGATTATTGGCGAAGTTAGACCAAAATACGCTTTTGTGGAAAATTCCCCAATGCTCACTATTAGAGGACTTGGAACAGTCCTTAGAGATTTGGCCACGATTGGGTACGATGCGGAATGGTGTGTGTTGGGAGCAGACTCAGTTGGATTGCCACATAGACGAGAACGAATTTGGTTGTTGGCTTCCGACTCCAACAGTAAGCATGAAAAACGGATGTTCAAGCAAAAGATACCTAAATTCAAAGGATTACCGAGGCTCAATGCCTATGGAGTGGATAAGAGTGAGCAAGGATTGCGCTCAATACTTTCACCCGGATTATGCCGAGCTTGTAATGGACTTCCCGGACAAATGGACAGACTTAAAGCCGTTGGAAATGCACAAGTACCAAGAGTGGCTGCAAAAGCCTTTGAAATCTTAATAGAAAGATTGCAAAATGAAAGACCCAAATGATGCTATCGACTTTATCTTTAAGACAGCGCCAGCGTACGCTAAGGCAAAAGGAGAACTTGCACAACTCGAAGCGTTTAAATCAAGCCTTAAGGCTATCAAGATGGCTGAAACTAACGAACAATCTCTTGGGGCGCAGGAGCGTGAGGCTTATCGAAGCGAAGATTATCAGAATCTATGCAAAGCGATTGGACACGCTACGGAACAGGCAGAAGCACTTAAATGGCAATTAGTTGCCGCTCAACTTAGAGTAGAAATTTGGAGAACTGAACAAGCTAGTAACAGGGCTTTTGATAGAATGGTAAAATAAACAAAACCCCTAAAGGTCAGCAAACCAATAGGGGCTTCTAATCAAATCAATGGAAAGATTGACATGACTGCACAAATTTTAACCCAAGAATACTTACATACGCTTTTTGAATACAAAGATGGAATTTTGTATTGGAAAGAAAACCGTGTTGCAAATAAAATAAAAGGCAAAAAAGCTGGTTGCCTTGATGGAAAAGGTTATTTGCAAACAAAAATTAGCAATGTTTTGCACAAAAATCATAGAATTATTTTTATGATGTTTAATGATTTTTTACCAAAGTCAATAGACCATATTGACGGGAATCCTTTAAATAACAATATTAAAAATTTAAGAGAAGCTACAAATTCACAAAATATAATGAATGCAAAAATTTCATCAAATAACACATCGGGATTTAAAGGTGTTGAATGGAATAAAAGATTAAAACGATGGACAGTAAGATTGCAAGTTAACGGAAAAAGAAAGTATTTTGGATGTTTTAAAAATATTGATTACGCTAAATTTGTTTCTGAAGCCATGAGATATAAATATCACCAAGAATTTGCGAGAACAAAATGACCGATTACTCAGAAAACTACCTTAAACTTCAAAGACTTATGAAATCTTATCATAATGCTACACTTAAATGTGATTATGAATTAGCTACACAATTAGCCCATGAGTTATCAGAAGAAACTATTAAATTAGAGTTTGCTACTTATGACCAGATAAGAAAACAATGGTTAAGTTAATGCGTAATATGTTTGCAAAACATCAAGACTACGCAGACTTTAAAGGATTGATTGCTACTAACCCTGGTTTTGTACCATGTGATTTAGATGGTATTGCAGAGCGCAATGGGCAATTTCTAATAATGGAATGGAAACGCCCAGGCGAAAAGGTTAGTGATGGACAAAGAATTATGTTGCAAGCTCTTGCTGCTAAACCTAGCTTTATGGTGGTTATTATCTATGGTAATACTGATACTGAAACTATAATAGATTCATACTGGTTACTTACACCTGAAGGCAAACCTGTAAAATCAGGAATAGGGTTTGAGTCTTTCAAACAGTTTTATAGAGATTGGTATGCACTAGCAGATGGCAACTAAAGCAGAAAAAGACAATTATGCAAAACTGGCACGACTGGGCTGTATATTGTGCAAACAAACAGATGTGCGAAACCTTGACGATTCCCCTGTTGAAATGCACCACATCAGAAGA